TCGCGGGGCGCGACCGCATAGAAGGATCTTGACACCCTTACCGTCGGCCGCTATGCCCGGTGGCAGATGTCTCACTCAACAGCTTGACTTCGCGCCGTTCCCGTGCCATGGGTGACGCGAGTGTGTCTCACCCGGCGCAGACAGGGTGTGATCACGTGCGCGGCTCACCGGATGCGGGTCGGTGCGATGACCCGCGCGAGTTCGGGTTTGCGTTCATCGAATGCGGCGATGCAACAGCCTTTACCACCGATGAACCGTCGGCGCAACATGTTCGCCATCATGCGCCATTGCTCGGCCTGTTCGGCGTCGCCGTTGTCGGTGGCCTGCCGTGCCCATGCGTCGAACCTGTCGACCTCGCGCTGGACCTTGCCGCGCGCCCAGCGCAGCACGTCGGCGTCGGTGTTGTAGTCGTGTGCTGTCGGGTCCATCGGTGCCGGTTCCTTCCGTGGTCGAGCCAGCCGGCCGGGTCTGCCACCGTGCCCGCTGTTCGTCTGCCCGCCGGGAGCGGCCGACGTCCGGCCCTGCCCGGTGCACCCGGGGTGGGGTGGCGCCGGGTGGGGGGGTGTTTAAAAATCGGGGCCGCTGGTCGAGCTGGGCGGGCCAGGATGCGGTTCGAAATGCGGGAAGGGGGGTGTCAAAAAATCGGGCCTGCCCGTCCGGGGGAACGCCGGGTCGATCGTGGTGGGCGCGACGGTGGCGCCGCCTAGGCTGCGTCTCATGATCCGTCGTACGCGTCTGGTGTCTGCGGTGTTGTCGGCGCTCGACACTGAGCAGTGGCGGTGGGGTAACCATCTCGCTGTCGTGTGCGGGGCCAGGTCGAGCACCGTGTCGAAGATCTTGCGCCGTCTGGCGGATGAGGGTTTCGTCGAGTCGAAGGACGAAGATCCGCGTGAGGCTGACTCGTTCGAGCGAGGGTCGAGCCGGTACGTCTACCGCCGTGCACCTCGCCGGTACTTCCGGTTGTCGCCGTCAGGGGTCAGGCTTGAAGCTGAGTGGCGTACGCGGGGGAGGTGAGCATGTGATGCCCGGTCATAACCATGGCAAGTCGATCAAGAATCCGCGCGTGTATGAGGCGCTGAAACGCCAGGGTTACAGCAAGTCGAAGTCGGCGGCGATCAGTAACGCGCAGCGCGGCGGCGGGAGTAAGGGCCGACGGAAGCGCTGAGCGGCTGTCAGGAAGGCGCCGGGGTCGCCAGTGTCCCCGGCGCCCGTTCGTGGGCTCAGCGTGGCGCTGGACGGTCCGGCGTGACGTCGAGCGCGTGCGGTGCGCAGCGCGGCTGTTCGTATCCGGGGCGGGTCCACAGGGCGGGTCGGCCGCATCGCTGGGTGCGTGACCCGCGGCAGCCGCAGACGACGGATCGTGTAGCCCGTGTCCAGCCGGCGGCAATCAGCGTGTCGACGATGGCGCTACTCACGATGCGCTCCCCCTGTGCCAGTTCATGTCTGGTGCAGCATCTCGGTGATGATGCGTTCGACCTGCGCGGCGCTGATGTCGCCCCGTGCTGCGGCATTGATCACGGGCGCAAACCTGTCTAGGCCACCGCGTGTGCACGCCCAGCGGAACCGTTGTGCGTCCCGATGCTGCCCGCCGATCTCGTACACGTCGGCCATGAGCGCATAGGTTTCGCGGAGGTCCAGCAGCCGTGTTGGCTGGCAGCCGTGCGAGCAGATCATGCCGGTAGTGATGCCCCATAGCCGGCAGATGAGCGGGCGTATGTCGTAGGCACCACACCGTCTGTCGTCGGTGAGCAGCGGGCATGACTCGGTGGGCGTGCGCCGCTGCGGTGACAGTCCGATCTCGACACGTGTGCGCCGCAGGATCTCGCGTGCTTCCGCGCGGGGTACGGGAAAGGTGGTGCACGAGTAGGCGCACAGTCCGGCGCAGTCGACGGTGGGAAGCGTGGCGTAGACGGCGGCGAGTCGTTGCCGTACCGATCGGGTGCTCACTGCCCAGGTCTCTCCTGTCACGTCCGACGCCCGGCAGGTCAGGGTGAGAACTGACCTACCGGGCGCACTGACCCCATCATCTCTATCTGCGGCACGCAGCTTTGCCGAGGTCGTGTCTCGCCCGTGCACACCCATACGCGCAAACGTGGCTGTGCGCACGGGCGAGACGCTTTCCGGGCGGCGTTGTGCCGTGCACACAGGCTATGCGTTCTGTTGTCGACGGTGGTGTCGGCCCGCCGCCGTGTCACCTGTTCGGGGTACGGGTCGGCCGCCGATGCCGTAGTGACATGCCGTACACCATGCGGCCCGCTCGTCGTCGTGGTCAACGAATTCGTGTGGCCCGGGGCAGTGTTCTTTCATCAGGTCGAACAGGCGCAAGGTGGCACGGTCGGCGGCGTCTGCGGCCCGTTCGATGCGCAGCACGGCAATATGGGCTGTCACAGCTTTGCCTGCCCGGTGGTGGCGAGATCCCAAATGAGCTGCGCCGACGCCTGCCACGCGTCGCGAGTGCCCTGCGGCAGGTCGTCGAATGCCGGCATTGGCTGACCGTCTTTGTTGAGAAAGTTGACCGCTTTGCCGTAGGCGGTGTACGCGAGCCGTGCCCGGCTTTCCGGGGTTGTGGTCGTCATGGCTGCCATCATCTCGTGCGTTCACACAACCGGCGGGGCTTTCTCGGGCTGTTCGGCGAGTCGTTCGACCGCGCATGCGAGCAGTTCGGCGAGTGCTTCCGTGTTGCTGTCGCGCAGATGGTGTGCGGTCGCGGCGACAATCGATTCCCGGTGGTGGGTGGATCTCATCTCCCGGTTGGCGATGATCAGCGCATCGAGTTCGATGGTGCGTCGGGCGTGCGCCTGATCGTAGTGATGAATCTGTGCCGCTGTCGGTGTGTTCATGGGGCTCAACCTCGCTGACGGATGTTGCGAAACGCCCTGTGCGCGAAGGCGTTTCACTGTTTCGGGCGAGTTGTCAACGGTCCGGCTGCGGCGGTGTCGGCGCGGTCGGTATCGTGTCGGGCTAATAGCCCCGCGAGGGGTCGCCGGTCGGGGGGCGACCGGCGCGCGTATGGGCCGGTCGGTGTCGTGTGGGGCCGTTCATTGTCAGACGACGTTTGGTGGGGTCGGGGCGTTCGCTGTCACGGGAAGCCGGCGGACGTTCCGACCTCACGCCGTCTGCGTGGCGAGTAGCCGGAACCCGTCTCGGACGGCTGTCTGTGCGGCAGCGTCGAGCGCCAGGCCTTCGTCACCTTCGCTGCCGCTGGAGCCCCATATCAGGTAGAGCTGCGGCGGCCGGGCCTGGTGGGTCAGCCACCGGAATTCTCGGGCGATGGTGCGCGCCCTGTCCGCACTGCCGATCGGCGGGCAGGTCCATCCGCGTTCGGTGACACCCCACTGCGCGCTATACCTGTCGACTTTGCGCCGCCATCGCGCGTACCCGGACAGCTCGGGCAGGATCGTTGTCAGCGGAAACGACCGGCCACTGTAGGCGTCGATGCTGTTGAGCCGCGCCAGGGTGCGCCACCGTGCGGCCTGCGTGTCGTCCATGAGCCCGCTGTCGCGGTAGGCGTAGGCCATCGCCGCATGGCAGGTGATCAGGTCCGGGTGGATGGCGGTGAGCCAGACGTGCACCGTGTTGAACATGGTGACGAATTCTTCGGGTGTGGCGAACCATCGGGGGATGTCGTTTTCGGGTTCGTGCCAGATGGTGACGATGGTGGGGCAGACGTCGCGGTAGGCGTACAGATACCGGGCGAGCTGCTGCACCGGCTGTTTCCACGTGCCGTCGAAGACCCGGGCGGGTGCGGGTTTGAATGACCATACGGCGGTGTGTCCGCTGCGCCACGCCTCACCGCATTGCCGGGTGATGCGTTCGGTCAGATCGTCCGGTTCGGTGAGCACGTTGGCCGAGAATATGCGCGCCGCCGCATGGCCGGGGTATTGCAGGCCGCGTTCCGCGCTGGTGGTGGTCTTTTCGTGCACGCCGAGCAGAACAGGCATGGCATCTCTCTATTCCCATACGCAGTCGTCGGGTTCGTCGCCGCAATTATGGTCGGGGAAGATTTCGATCATCTGCCGGGCGACGACACGAAAACCGTCCGGCCCGAATCTGCGGCACAGGATGCCGTCGACTTCGATTTCGGTCACGGCATTCCGGGGGATAAAGCTCACAGGGTCGCGGAGGTCGCTCATGTGTCACAGCGTAGGAACGGCCATCCGGCGCGGCGTCGGCATCGGCGGCCGGTTCCCCCGTTCAGGGCATCTCGTCGCGCCACCATCCGCCAGGCTGCCGCAGGCCCGTCTGCCGGTTGTGACAGTCGACGCACAGCGGGCGCAGATGTTCGGCGGCGTCCGGGTCGTCGACACCCGCGGCGACAAGCTGCTTGCGGCTGTACGGGTGGTGGTCGGCGATGGTGGCCATGCGCGGGCACAGGGCGCAGGTCGGGTGCGCGGACAAGAAGTCGATGCGCCGGGCACGCCACTGCGAGTCGTATCCGCGCTCTGCGGTCGTCTGCACGCGTAGCCGGCGGTTGCCCTGCCGTGCCTGTCGGCAGCGGGCGCAGCGGCCGGTGACGGCCCGTCCGGGGCAGCGCGGTGTGGTGCACGGGCGCAGCGGTGGTGTCGGCATGGTCGGCCCCCCGTCCGCCGGGCACAGAAACGGCACCCGCGCGTACAGGGCGGGGTGCCGTTTCTGCCATTGGGGTGCGGGCCGAAGGTGGCGCTTTTCCGAACCCGGCGACTGTCTGCCGTCGATGCGTGAACAGCTTCGACCCGTGGTGTGGTCGCCGTTATCAGGGCGCACTTCTGCCTGCGTGGCCGAGCGTACCTTTCCCGCTCACCACCGGCCAGCAGTTCGCGGATCTGGTGCCCGATGCCAGTCGGCGGGGACGAACGCGTAGTCGACGTGCTCTTCGCCGCTGAAGACGTGTGCGCCGCAGTGTGGGCACTTGAAAAGGGTGCCCGGTTCGCCGGGGTCGCGCTGCTGCGGCTCCCACGGCCACGGGCAGCGCTGCCCAGCCTCGTTGAGCGGGGCAATGATGTCGTCGCGCTTGCGCAGGTCGATGTCTTTCGCGTCGGCCGGGTCGATGTCCTGCCACCGTATGACCGTCATCCGGTTGCACCTTTCGTGATCTCGTCGAATGCGTCCATGCATACCCGGGTGATTATCATCAGGTGCATGACGACCATGTGCGGTTTCGACAACCGGTCAGCCTTCAACTGGCCTATCGGGTTGTTGTCGATGAACTCCGCATCGCCGCGCAGCAGCCGCGCCCATCCGGGCATTGCCGTCACTTCCCTCTCGACGGCATCGCTGAGGCGTTCCCGGACGACCGCGTAGGCGCGCCCGTCGAGGTCGATGGCGGCGGCGACATGCGCAGGCTGCCTTCCGCCTCCGCCGGCCGGCTCGACTTCACCGTCGCAGACGATCGCCCATGCGAGCGTGGTCTGCGGCGAGTCGTGGAACCATCGTGTCGCCAGGTCCGTCAGCGGCGCCATCGCGTCGTCGGCGAAGGTGTCACGGAAGAACGTATCCGACGGTAGGCGCAGTTCGTAGGCACGGATGATGTTCTGTTCGGCGGTGAGGCTGCGCTCACTGGAGTGGAACTGGAGCGCGAATATCGACGGTGTCTCGCTCACCGGTTCCCGCGCGTGTTTCTTCTCCACTTCGCACAGTATGTCGAGTACGCCGCCGGACATGTAGACGTCGACCAGCGGGACACCGCCGAGTTCGGTCAGCTCCCGGATCTGCTGGTCTGTCGCCCTGTCTGCGGTCGTCGGATGCACCGTCCATCCGGGGCATTCCCGGTTGGCCGCACCGCAGTGTTCACATCCCGCGTACGGGTGCAGGTGTTCGCAGGTGCCGCACAGTGCCGGTATGACGGTCAGGTTCATCGGTCCCCGTTTCGTGTCCGGGTGCGTGGCCGGGCACCCATCGCCAGGATCTCGCCGACCCGGTACTCCCACCGGCCGGCGGCGTCTTGGCGCCCGCCGACCTTTCCACGGCAGCGCGCCTTGCGTAGTGCGGACATGCTGACCGCTGCCAGGTCGGCGGCGTCGGCGGCGGAAATGTACGCGTCGACATCGGTGGTGACCGGCCGCGGTATCACCCACTGTTGCCCGTACCGGCGCATGATCTCGTCAAGGTCGGCGCAGGCTTGCGGGTTGCATTCTTCGAGCCGCTGCCGGTAGGCGAGCGCGACTTTACGGTCACGCACGGCTTTGGTGTCGCCGGGGAACGGCCAGGTCATGGCGCTCAGGCGGGCGCCGCCGCCGTTTCCGGCTTCGGCTTGCGGGTGCGGCGCTGCTTCGGTGCGGGGGCTTCCGGTTCAGGTGCCGGCTGTGTGCCGCGTTCGGCGTACGCCTGCTTGACCAGCTCGGGGATTGATCCTTTCGCCTGCCACGTCGGCAGGTGCACCGGGTTGTCCGCCCACCACTGCCGGATTTCCGACGGGGTGGCGCCGCCGGTGTCGGCGGGTGTGTTTCGGCGTCGGCTGGTGCCGGTGTACGGCTTGCCGTTGCTGCGTAGCGGGCGCCCGGCGTCGAGGAACGGGGTCAGCGCTTTCTGCAACTTGGCGGTGTTGTTCTCCGACAGGTCGATCTCGTAGGTTTTGCCGTTGAACGCGAACGTTCTGGTTTCGGCATCGGGGGTGCCGTCGAGGTCGTCGGTCACCAGCGTCTGTGTGATCTTCACTGTGTCTGCCTTTCTTCGTCGAGAATGTCGGTGGCGATGCGACGGGCGACGGTGGCGATGATCTCGACAGCTTTCTGTGGTGTGACGCCGTGCCGGATCATCACTTTCAGTAGGTGCGTCAGGCACACGTCGAATGCCAGTTCATCGCCGACGGTCATGCTGAGTTGCGCGACGGCTTCGTGGCCGCATTTCCCATCCTCGTTGTTTCTGCACAGACTAGTCACCGGGGCGTCCTTCGGTGTGAGGATTGTTCAGATACGCGGCGCCGAAAGCTTCAATACGCTTCCACAGTTCTTGCGCGGCGGCCCAACTGCTGGTGTCGTAACCCGTGCACGAGCAGACTCCGTATTCGTGACCGACGGTGCCGAGCAGTTGGCATGCGGCGTGTAGCCACCGCAGCGATGAAACCCCGTCGGCGTCGATCACCACTGTCGGCGCACTCAGGTCTTCGTCGGCGATTTCCTCGTCGCATTGGATGCAGGCATCTGTCACCGTGTTCACCACTTCAGCCGCGGATAGAGCCGGCGTACGAGCGTGCCGAGGATTTCCTCTTGCCCGAGCGCTTCGAGCGGCTGGTCGGGGTCGGTGCGCTTGCGCAGGTAGGTGGTCGGATACCGGTAGCGACAGCCGCCGTCGCGGACCATGCGCCCGTCGCGCAGCGCCAGGAACCATTCGATGCGGGCGGTGCCGCAACCGCCGAGACAGGTCATTTCCCGTTCGACCTGCCGGCCCGCTTCGACATACCCGAGAATGCGCCAGACGACACCGCCGCCGGTCGGGATGTGTCCGCTTTTGCTTTTGCCTAGCCGGGGCATGCGCGGCCACTGGTGCCGCAGGGTGCGGCATTCGAGGGTGGCGAGCGGGGTGTGCTCCAGCCATTCGCGGGTGTCCGGCTCGACAACGGCGCCGGGGATGATGGCACTCATGGCTTCGCCGGGAATTCGGTACCGCGGGCTTTGGCGGCGGCGATCCAGGCGAACACGGTTTGCGAGGAACAGCCGACCTTCCGCGCCACGAATGCCGCACTGCGCTCGTTGTCGAGCCAGAGTTTGAGCAGCGTCGCATCGTCGGGCCTTTTCCCGGTGAATCGCCGCTCCTTCACCGGCGCTTTCCTCACGGGCACCGGCGCCTTTTTCGCCGGGAGTCTTGGCGTGGGCGGTTTGCCATTGGTGGCGTCACGGGCGGCGGCGTTGATCGCCGAGACTGTCGCGGTGGTCGCGGTGCCGCCGGGCAGGGTGAGCCCGAAGAACCGCACCAGCAGCAGATCGTTCGCTGTCACCGAAACCTCGTCGTCGGCGGTGAACCGGATTTCGGTGATGCGTGGCCGGGCGCCGGAATCGTCGACTGTCATCGCGGCGGTGATGCGGGTTTCGTCGTCGTGCACGGAAATGGTGTGTGCCATGGGAAGCCCTCTGGTCGGGTGTGCGGGTCGTCGGGTCGGGGTGGGTGCCGTGCGGCGGTCCGCGTTGCCGTGCCGGTTGCGCCGGGCGCCGGGTCGTCCACCGTGTCGGCGGCGGATGCTGCGGCGCTTCGACGGACGGTGCCGGCCGGACGACGCAGGTCAGCCGGGCCACGTGCACGACCACTACATGATCTTTCGCACGCATTGACCGGCCTTTCTCGACGGAATTGTTCGAAGCGGACCCTGCCATGCATGTGATGTCAACCGCGTATTCGCCACGTGCCTTTTCACCCGGTCGAGTGAAAGCGTGTTCTTCCTAAAATCAACGACGCATCGACGCGATATTCGGCGACGGTGGCGGTACGTCGGCAGTGCCGGCACTGGACGTCATCGGTGCCGGACGGTCGGGTGAGGGCCTGCGCGCCGCAGTGGCGGCACATGCCGGGCAGGTGGGTGGCGGGGGCGGTGAGGCCGAGCAGCCATCCGGCCTGCCGGTGCAGCCGTTGCAGGCTCAACACCCCGTTAAGGCCACTACGTGCCACGCAGCCGGCCTCGATGCCGTCGGGGTATCCCCATGTATCCCCTAGGGCCAGAAAATCGCTCAGCGACGAGCTGAGCAGGGCGGACGCCCTATGCACGAGTCGGGCCATGGGTGCCCGTTCCGGGGCTGGTGGCAGCCCGGCGGCTTCCCGCACGGGTGGCTCCCATGCGCCGCAGCGCCAGGCGATGTCACGGGCGAGCGCGTCGGCGGCGAGGTCGATGGGCACGCTCGGGGTGTGGGTGCCGCTGACGCGCTGTGCGGGTGCGCCGCGGGGCGGGGCGAGCCCGGCGAGCGCGCCGTAGTCGACGGCGAGGGCGGCGATGTCGGAGGCGGCGACGGGCCGGCAGCGTTCGCAGAGCGGCAGTTCGTCGGCGAGCAGGGTTCGGCACGAGGCGCAGCGGTCGCTCATGAGCCGGACCTGCCGTAGCGCGTTTCTAAGCCGTCAGAATCCCCGGACCTAGCCTGACCCACCACCGAGCCCTGTTCGGCCGCCCGTGGCTCATCCGCGGAGCGGGAACGGGCATCTGCGTATCGGCCGTCGACCCCCGGAGGTGCTGGCCGGCGGTAGACGCCCTTCGCGTCGGCGGCATGACCCACGTCTTCGGGCGGCAGGCATGTCCCGTCGTGCCGGTGCCAGTCGAAGCCGCGGACGCCGCCGAACGTGCGATGACAGGCGCCGCAGTGCGCTTGCGTCGGCGTCGGGCGGATGCAGGCGGCCGAACAGCTCATCGAAGATCGCCACCATCCGCGGGAGCATCGACGTTTGTCGACGGACCTCGAGGTCGATCGACGTCAGTCGATGGTTCGGCCGGGTACCGCGACAGGGGCTTGCCCGGCGGAAGCGTGCGGCGCAGCATCGACAGCGCTTGATCCCGAGTCAGCGTTTCTTTTCGATCAATCGATAAATGATTTGGATCTTCGGGGGCCTCGCGTACGCGGGCATGCGCCTGCGCGCCGCCGCGCGCACCCGACATGGATCCCCCCCTAAAGGGGGGTCCATCTTGTGGAGGAATTCCTGATTCGGTGACCGTATCGCTTCGGGACGATGACCGTATCAGGTCGGGGTCCGAACCGTATCGCTTTGTATCGCCAACTGATACGCCTACCGTATCGCTTCCATCTTCACCCGATACGGTGACCGAATCAGGTGTTCTACCCGATACGCCTGTCGTATCACTTTCGGCCCGACCCGATACGGTGACCGTATCGCTATGGCTTTCACCCGATACGCTGGTCGTATCAGGATCACCGCTACCCGATACGGCTGTCGTATCGCTTTCGGGGATTGCCAGCCGGTACACCTGAATCCGGCCGCCCCGAATGATCATGACGTCGAGCGGCTGCAACCAACCTTTTTCGACCACCGAACGGCGCACCCGGACGGCCGTTTCGTGCGACGAGATCTTGCCCTCACGCATGATCCGCCGCTGCGTCAGCCACGCCGAATCGGCGCCCCGCTTCGCCGCCCTGGCATACAGCAGCAGCACCATCGCCTCGACCGTCGACAGCTCATCAGGGTCGGCCGCGTACACCGCATCGGCGAACGTCTGCGCCGGTGTCGGGAACCGTTCACCGTCCATGGCGCGGCCCCCGTCCGGGCACCGGTGCGACCCGGCCGCCCGGCGCCGCGACCTCATGCTGACAGTCGAGACACCGGGCGGTGAACCATTGGATCGGCGAAGCGTCGACCTGCGGCGGATCGTCCGGCACCAGATACCCGCCGCACTCCCGGCAGGTACCGATCACCTCGCCCGCCGCTTTCGCCCGTTTCCATCGGTCGTCGCGGACGAACCCCGCATGTGTCATCGCTGAATACAGTCCGCCGTGCTGTGCGTCCGCCATTTCCGGTCACCCGAATCTGTGATTACGGCACCATTGCAGAATGTTGATCGTTTCTTCCTGATAGCGCACCGGCTGTTGTACCCGTGCCCGGTACGCGGTCGCGTGTGCTCGCCGCATGGCGGTCGGTATCCGTTCCCAGCATCGAGCGCACGGCATGCTGCGGCGCGTACGCACCATGCGGCAGCCGGGACATAGGTCAGTCCTCATCGCTGTGATACCTCTCGTCTTTGTGCTTCTGGCACAGCAGCATCGAGCCGGACTTGGCATGCCGTCGCCAGAGCGCACGGCGGGGCAGCGGTGCGAGTGCCTGGCCCAGCTTGTGGATGTCAAGGCAGCAGTCATCGCAGAGCAGCCGCTTGCCGTGCGTCCGGACTTTCGTGTACCGGACCTTTGTCGACGGTTCCCGCTCGGGTCGTCGCGGTGGCGGTGCCGGCACATCGAACAGCGGCGGCTGATCGTCGGCGTTCACGACAGCTCACCCACCGCGTCGGGGTACTGATCGAGCAGAACCATGCCGGGAATCCCGGACAGGTTCGGTTTCAGATGCACCCGGCACCCTGCGTCAAGCGCTTGCATTGCGATGCGGGCGACCCATTCGAACGGCGGCGCGAACCCTGGCACGAACCCGTCCGGTTGGTGTGTGGCGGTCTGTGCGCCGATCACCACCCAGTCGAACATGGACAGGTCAGAGAATTCGAGCGGTTCTTTCAGCGGCTCCAAGCTCAGCCACTTCACCTTGACGCCGTCGATCTTCCGAAAGGCTTTCTCTGCAATGCTTACCCGCTTCTGTTCGTCCACCGACGTGCCGACCCACGCGTTCGGCGGTAGGTCCAACCCGACGTAGCGGGCCGGGAACTTCGTCAACAACAGGTATTCCCACTCTGGGCTTGCCAGCATCGACGCGTGCACCTGCTCGATCCACTCATCCGGCACCCACCGGCCGTAGAGGTCGGCCATCGAGCAGACGAACACTCTGCGGTAGGCCGGATCATCACGGTGCGCCGCAGGTATCCGGGTATTGGCGGGCGCGGGCAGACGCTCATGGTGAAACAGCGGCGTGAACCCGGCCGGGAATCCGTCCGGGAATCGGCTAGCAATGGCACGGGCATAGCAGTACTTGCAGCCGTGCAGACAGCCGGTGACCGGGTTCCACGACCATGCCGCCCACGAAATCCCGTCGCCTGTCGTCTCGTTGAACGTGGCCTTGCTCGCAGGCTTCGGATACTCGATCGCCTCACCTTTGTGCGTGCGCAGCGTGATCGTGACCGGTGCCGCCCTAGCTGGCGCGGTCGGTCGCGGCGTGGTCGGCTCGGGTCTCGCCGCCGCGTAGGTCTTGCCATTCACGCCTTGAATAGTGGCGGGCTCTACTGCGGCGCTTCCCTTGTCACGTGCCGCAGTAGAGAGGTCGCGGCCCACTGATCTCTGTTCAACGCCCGTAACACTCGCAATCGCCCGGATCGACAGGCCACCGGCGCGCAGCTCGGAGGTCACCTCGCGCGGCAGGCGCAGATCTTCGCCGTCGCACATGGCTGCCCATGACTCGTAACCCAACGCCAGCCACGCGCGGCGCCGGTACGCGTCGACAACGCGGCGCGGCGCCTCATCCTGAACGGTGTGCACGTAGTCGATGAAATCCTTTGCTTCGGCCGCGCCCATGTCGGGCGGGCTGAATTGCAGCTCCGTCATGTCCTCCGCTCCTTCTTGGACAAGTCCAACCGTTCGATGACGTCCGCGCCCTGCGGCGAATCGAGGCGGAAGAACGAGCGCTTTTCCCATTGCGGCATGCGCGCCCAGTTGGACCAGAGCACGAACGTCCATTGCCATGCGCCGATGGGCTCCCGGATCAGCACAACCCGCTTATCGACCGCGCGGATGTGGTCGGAAAGAAACGGCCGGCCCGGATCGCCGCCCCGTCGCCGCTTGTACTGGGTGGCTGAAACGTATGAGAGCAGGTCTACGCGTGGGAGCATCTTCGCCGCATGGTTCAAAAGATTCCTTTACATATGTTCGCATGCATGGTCAGGATGCCGCGGAAGTCTTCCTCTTTCCGCTCCGTCTCCGCGCTCACCCACTTCTCGGGTGTTTGGTCGCTCATCTCGGGTCGCCAAACCCGGCGTCGCGCAGCAGCACCACCGCATCGGCCAGCCGCAGTATGGTCGGCCAGTCGGCGACAGACAGCGCACCGGCACCGTACGGGCGGTGCACCACCAGCGGCAGGCCTGGCCGCGACGCTGCCTCACGCATCCACGCACCGGGGCTGAAATCCCTGCGCCCTTTCACCTCGACCGACAGGCCAGGCACGTTGAGGATGTCGATACCGCCCCGCCCGGCGCCGACGTCGGTCGCAAACGGCCAGCCGTGCCCGCGCAGGTATGCGGCAACCGCGGATTGCGTTTCCGCACCCCGGCGTTTACTTGACGTCACGGACATCACACCGCCTCCCCGTCGTTGTCTCCGTCGTCGCTGTCGTCTTTCTGCCCGTATGTGGTGCGCACGTCGTCGAGCCCTTCGGCGACCAGCGCGGTGATCACCTCTGACGCTTCGCCGACGGTCAGCTCATTGGACGTCGCGACTTCGCGGCCGATGACGTGGGCGACGAACGCCAACCTCTCGTCGCGTTCGACCAGCCCGACCCGGCGCATTTCGACGTTCATCCGTTTGCGCTGGGCGTCCGACATGTATTCCTGCGGTGCGTCGACCGGCTGTTGATTGCCGTTGAGTTCCCGTTCCGCGGCCTGCCGGGTGGGGCAGTTCGGCGGGCAACCCATCGGCGCCGGTTTGCGCATATCGTGCGGCATGGTGATATCGCACGTGTCGGCGAGCACTTCGACGTCATCGTCTTCGAGCGACGGCATTTCGGATGCGGGCCTCATGGTGTCGATGACGTCGACCACCTCAAACCCTGCCGACTCCAGCGTCTGCGCCGCTTTCGCCTCACTCACCACCGTCGGACGTTGCTGTTCGTCGGCGGGCGGGGCCGGCATGTCGCCGGGTAGTGCCTGCGGATCGACCTGCGCGACGACAGGCTTTGCGCGCTGGGCGGTGCGCCGTTTCTTCGGTTCCGGCGGTGCCTGTGCCTGCGGTGTCGAATCGGGAAGCTCAGGTCCGTCATCGTTCAACTCTTCGACGATGTACGGCATGCCGATGAGTACGTCTGCGGCGACAAGCCGGGCAACTTCGGCGGTGGCCCGCGCGACGAGCATCGACGTCGGCTGTTTCTGCCAGTTCTTCTTACCGGCGAGGCCCGCTTTCGTCGCCCGATCCATCGTCCACACCGAGCGCTCGATACGCGTCGACCCTTTGCGCTGCCCGCATACAACGGCGCGGGTTGCGGTGGATTCTTCCACCCACGTTTCATGCCCGTGCGCCAGCAGCAGGCCGCGCAGGGCGAGTGCGCGCATGGCGGGGCGGCGTTCGATGATGTCGATCGACTGCAACGCCATCATCGGGGACATGTCCAACTCTTGCCCGGCGAGGATAGCTGCGGTCACTTCACCGGGGCGGCGGAACATCGACTCGGGAACGAATGCCGTTTCGGCGAGCACCAGCGCGATTTCGTGGGCTTTCTGCGCCGCGTATGCCCACGCCAACAGGTCGCCACCGCCCGCCGGCTGCGGCTGCGGTTCTTCGTTGTCGCTGCGGATGTCAATCTCCGAACTCATGCCGCCACCGCCAGTACGGGCGGGGTGAGCGCGGCGCCGATCTGTTCGCGGACCATGTCGTAACGCTGCGCGATGTATGCGGCAGCGCGGAAAGTCTGAAAGGCCATTGATTCGTCCCTACTGGCGCCGGTGTTGATCGGGATGACGTCGTAGCCGTCAGCGCGGATCTGCACCACGAACGTGCACTCGACCCCCACCTCCGACATGGGCTGTTCGGTTCCGTCGGCGCCGACGTAGAAGTCGGCGAAGCGGTAGGCGGCGAGCTGAAGCGCCACATCGGGCCAGACGCCGCCGGTTTTGTAGTCGAGCAGCGCACGGCCGATACCGGGAATGTCGGCGATCAGATCGAGCGTGCCGGCGTACGGCATCCACCGGCTCCCGATGGTGGCTTCGGTCAGCACGGGTGCCGGCTGCCACTGGTCGAGGAACGCCAGGCACGATTCGACGTGGCCCTCTAACTCTTCGGGGATGTCGGTGCCGTATTCGAGTTGTTCGCCGCGGGACAGTCGTTCGGCGAGCCCGTGCACTTGTGTTCCGCGGGCGGCTGCGGCATTGCGTTGCGCGACCGGCTGCGCGAGCAGTGACGTAATGATGGCGTCGCGGTCGAGCATTCGCAGGTCGGCGAGTTCGGTGTCGGCGGCGTCGGCGATAAACGCGGCGATGACCTTCCCCGACCAGCCGACCAGGCCCGGCGCGGGGAAGCCTTTCTTTATCAGCGTGGTGACCCCGGTGACGGTTTCGCCATCAAGCTTGTACGAATGGCCGGTGCCGCATTTTTTCCGGACAAGTGTCATGCCGGCCGCCGCGGGTGTATCGGCCGCCATATCCGGCGCGGTGACGGCCGGCGGGGTTTCACCACTGCCGTGCCGATCAACAGTTCGATGTCGGCGACGGCCGGTGCGGGCGGTTCGTCGGCGGGCGGGTCGGGTCGGCGCCGACGGAATGCGGCGAGGATGCGCCGCCAGGTGTGGACGGGATTTCCCATGGTTCCCCCGTTGGTGTGGCGTGTCGGTATGCCGAGCAACATAGGCACCGTGCTAGTCGGGCCGCGCCGGTTCCGGCGAAACACGAAACGCTGTCGACGTTCGCGGCGGGCATTTCACTGAGCAGGGTGACTGCCGTCGGTTCCGCCCCGGGATGCGCCTGCCATGTGCTATCGCCGACGAGACAGAAGCCACGGCGTCTCGTCGATTTCCGTCGTGCCGGTGTGGCGATGCTGCTAGCGTCTGCCGTGCGGGCCGGGGTGACCCTTTCCACACGTCGATGAGTTAGCCGCTTCCGTCATGTGTCTGCGTCATGTCTCTAAACCCCGGCCCGCACCCGGCATCTAATTCCCGAGTGGTCGCGTCCATGGCGTCGGCCACGTTTTCGGACCGACGGCACCGTCGACCGGCATCCGGCAGTTCTTCTGCCAGGCCCGGACAACGGTGTCGAATTTTCTTCCCGGCAGCCCGTCGGCGACACCGATCGATGTCCAGCCGCGGGCGCGCATTCTCGCCTGCCACTGCCGCACCGCCGGATCGGGTGTCCGCTGCCGGTCATTGCGGCGCAGCACCCGGCCCGGATACGGCGGCGGTTTCGGTATGAGCGGCTTGCCAGGCCCGGATGCGGCGGTGATGCCGCGACTGCGCAGCCATGTCGCCACCGACTCACCGCGCAGAATCGACAGGATGGCCTGATTGGAGACGGTGTCGGCGATATAACGTCGCCGTTGCTCCAAGTGAATGTGCCATTTATGATCCGATGTTGCGCGGCTGGTGCGGCGGGAGTAGAAGTCGTATCGGGTCGCGTGCTCGCCGCCGTCCCACCCGTTGAAGGCGTTCAGGTATTTGCGCCGCGGATCGGCGGTGTTGCGGAAAGCATTCGCTAGGCGTGCTGTCGCCAGTCGCATGTCACTGGCGCCCATCGTCATGTCGATGCCGGCAGACCCGTCGCCGGGGCCTAACTTGTCGTCGGGGCGCACCACCGAATAGTCGCCGTCCGGCACATCGTCGCGGCTGCGATGGTATCCGCGCTTGTGTCGCCGGTCACCGACGATGCCGCTACAGACGGCCGAATGGTAGATGCGTTCGAACCCGTCGGCGAGTTCCCGCATGGCCTTGTACGCCTTAGTCGCCATCGTCGCCTCCGGTTTCGGCGTCGATGGCGAGCAGGTCGAATGCGTCACCTTCCGCAGCCGTCCAGCGGAGCCCGTCGTCGAGGGTTTCCGGGTGCTCGCTGCGGACGAGGAATGCGCCGTTGTCGCGCCGGTCGTATAGCCACGCCTGGCGGAGCGGCTTGTCGACGAGCAGGAATCCGCGCGGGTATCTGCTCTGCGCCCGGCGTCCGTCCCATGGCCCGCCGATGACCGGGCCGGTGTACAGCTCGGGTGCCTCGCTCTGGTCGGCGGTGTCGGGCTGCTCGGGTTCGGGTGCAGGGTCGAGTTCGGCTACTTCGTCGGCGATGCTGTCGCGGGTGTCGTCGGTGTCCATGCGGTCTCCCCGTCGGTGCGGTGCGGGGGGCCTTACACGACGCTAGACCTGTTCACGTTCGGTGGCGACACCGTCACCGAACGTCGATAGTTGTGGATGATTTTCGGGTGGTGGCGGTAGTAGCGGCGTTGCGGGCCACCCTCGGTATACGTGGGCAAATGTGTCCGAAACGGGCGGGGCGCCTGTTGCCTATGTCCCAATTGGTGATCATTTGTGGGGGCCTGAATAGTTGTCCAGTTCCAGCCTTGCCACCCACAAAACCCCTGCTAGAGTGCGGTTCCGCGCCATGATCAAGTGGCACCGAATTGCAGAGGGGTTCCCGCTTGTCCACCACCGTCATGTTCCAACCACCCAGTTTCCCACCGGCGCCGACCATGCCGCAGGTCTTCACCGAACCCACGCCGAGCTTCCCCGCCGGGTTCGTCAAGCCACCCGGCAGCGTCAGCGCCCGCGGCACCCGATGGCTCGCCCAACAGCCACCCAGCGCCGGGCGCAAATCCAAGACGTTCGACACCCCCGACGAGGCGTGGCGGTGGCTAGCCCGCGCGCACGCCACCACCGTGCTCTACGGCGCCGACACTGACGCCGCGGGCAAGATGCCGCTAGCCGTCGCGATGGCGTCGTGGTGCAGCCGGCTGACCGTCAAAGAGACCACCCGCGCCTGCTACCTGCAAACCCTGGCGCCGACCCTCGCCGACGACATCGCCGCCATGGCTGTTCGCGATGTCCGCGGCATGCACGTTGAAGCACTCATCCTGGCCCGCCCGATCGGTCACGCACGCGCCAAAACCGCCGAACACCTCCGCGCGTTCTTCCGCTGGGCCACCGCCAACGACCTGACCGCCCGCGACCCGTACATTCGTTCCGACGGCGAGAAGCTGCGTAAGCACGCGCTAAAACGTGCCGGCCGGACCTCGACAACCGGCTTGGCATGGACGGTCGAGCAGGCGCGTACCGCCCTGGCAGGCATGCAGGATCGACAGCTACGCACCCTGGCCGCGTTCATGCTCATCACCGGTGCCCGCCGCGGGGAAACGCTCGGGCTGGCATGGGGTGGCATCAACGGGCATGTGGCGATGCTCGCCCGCAACCACACCATCGGCGGCGGCAAAGCCATGACCGAAGACCTGCCGAAGACGGAAACGGCCCGTAGTGCCTACTTCGGTCCCCGGTTGGCGGCGATGTTGGAGGCGCACTGCCCGCCCGGCTTGATGGCGTTCGACGACTACGTGTTCACCGCACCCCGCAAGGGTGGCCCGCTGCACCCCGGCGCCGTCAGTCTCCAGCTCACGCGCACCACGCAGACGCTGGGCCTGCCGCGGATCGGCGCTACTCACGCATTGCGGCGCACGTTCGCGACGGCGCTTGATGCCGACGGGTGCCCGCCGATCGTGCGTGAGGCCCTGCTCGGGCATGCCGGTAGCCGGTATGCGGTCGCCCACGAAGACGACATGCGCAAATGGGGTGAGCGCGCCGACGAACTCTTTCTAGGCTGAACGACAAAAAGGCGGGCCGGTATCCCCACGGTAGGGGAATACCGGCCCGCCTTTGCGCGCCATGACAATACACTCGGGCGGGTGAAACCGCCGCTTACTCAGCCCTGCCGCACATCGAGTGTTGAGACAATCGCCTCATGACTGCCATGCTTGAAATGCTAGACATCTTGCGAAAGATGCCACCCGAAATGACAATCGCAGAATTCCTCACGCAGTTCGATTCCGCGACCGCTCGCGCTAATTGCCGCTTCTGTCACCGCCCGATCAGCAGGCTAGATGCGGGGGACCCGCGATGGTTCCATGACGACCCTTCGCGGATGAGAGGCTGTCGCGCGGCGAGTTTCGACGTAGACCGCGACGGTTGGAATGATTCGCTGCCCCGCGAATGGAAAGCCACCCCGGAGTCGCTGTCACGATAGAGCCGGATCACGGCTGATCTCTCGGCAACCGTATCGCCGTTGTCGTGGGGCTGTCGGTAACGACGACATCGTCCGACGGTGGCGTCTCCCCGCCGTGCACTGGCAGATCCTGCAACGTCGTCGGCGGAAGTATCCGATCCTGTTCTGCGGTCGTCGGCGGAATCGACGTCCGGTTCTCAATCTTCGCCGCCAGGCCGGACGGATTCCAGAACAGTTTATAGGCGACGAACGTGCCGCCGCACACTTGCAGCAGCGCGTTACGCCATTCCTGCCAGCCGTATTCGCCGCGTATCAGCGTCACCCCTGCCGAGTAGGCCGCGCAGACGGCTAACGCGATGAGCGCCTTGGCCTCTGTCGGCCATTTGCGCTGATTGAGTAGGGCGATGATCGGCGGGAGTACGAACGCCGCCATGGTGAGATCGACGGGTTCGATGCCGAGATCTTCGGAAGGATTCCCGCCGTCCTGAGCGAGAATCGGAACGGCGGAAAACATAGAGGCGACTCACTTTCTACGTGGCGTCAGGCTAGGGCCTACATTCCTAAGTACCTGACATTGAAGACGCAACCGTAACCGCTATATGCATTCGCATAGTAGTAGCTGACTAGGTCATGAGTGGACGATGACGTGTGCATTGCCACCAAAGTCACATATGATCCGTCCGTGCCATTGAAATACATTATTACCGGGCGGGGAGTCACCGTGAGCACATCGCTGACAGAAGATCCCGCCGGGTAAAGCTGGCTCATCGACCCTGGCACGGCAGATGCCATACTGATACCGTTAAGCCCTAGCCATGCTGCACGATAGCCGTCGACGGCTGGAGTGCTGAAACAGACCAGCGCTTCGATTTCGTAATAGCCCGGCACGGTCGGCGTGAACTGATTGTTCGCCCACCATGAGTTAATGTTCTTCGTCTTAACAGATGTTAGATTGACTCGGGTTGGAGTGCCGCTGACGTTGAGCGTCTGACTGGCGCTACCGCCCATTGCGGCCATTATCATTCCGGTGGTGTGAGAACCAGCCGCAGGCGCCCAATAGGACGATCCCCCTACGGTGATCCGGGAATAGGTAATTCCATCGTCCTGCATGTGTACCCGCATCCCCTGGAGTGGGGCCAGAGACCCGACCAGGAAAGCGTCGCGGGCGGCGGCGTTGGTGAAGGATAGATTACTAAAAACTATGAGGTCATTCAGATCGTTTGCGGTGATCTTGTCACCGTCTATAAAACGTCTCATGGTTACTGCCCTAAGTACTTCGCGCTAAATACAGGCGCCATAGCTCCCGTATTGGTGCTGGTGGCAGTGGACGCGTAGGCGATCAGTTCGACATAGTCGGTGGTGCCGTTCATATTCAAGATGAACTTGCGAACCGAAAAGCTCACCGGCACGTTGGTGGTAACGATCTGGCCACTTGCGGAAGCCACGTGATAGGTCGTGTTACCGGTACCGTTGAGACGAAATCCGGCCCGATGGGTGAAGGTGGCGCCGACTGGGCCGCTGGTCATGCTCATGCCACCGGTGAACTCATACAGCCCTGGGACTTTCGGCGTGAACTTACCGCTCGTTGCATCAAGCCAGTTGCCATAGTTGCGGTTCCCATGGTTTGCCAGAGTGTAACCGGCGATAGCCACGAACGTATTTAGTGCGAGCGGTTGGGTAGCGGCCTGCTGGGCGTAGAAGCATGGCGTATGCGGCATCGGAGCCCAGTAGCCGACGCTGTTAACGACGATGTATATAAGCTGACGATTAGTATCCAGCATAAACACGATCATGCCCGGTTGGGGAGCCAGATCGCCCGTGCAGAAAGCATCGCGGGCGGCGGTATTGGCAAACCGCATGCAGGATGCCGCTAACAATTCATTGAGGGCAGCCGAAGTGAGAAGTTCCTGATCCGCCCAATCCCTGACGGACATCATGCCCCCAAGTACTTGACGGTGAACAGGGCAGGATAGTCAACCGACGGCGATACTGTCGCGCCAGACGACACGGTGTTTCTGATCTGCAAGTAAACAGCCCCGCCGGTACTCGCCACGTAAATCACTGAAGTTGCATACGCGTAATTGTAGTTCGACGAAGTCCCATACGAGGGCTGCCATTGCGATTCGGTTTGGCAGTACATATTGCCACTAGCGTTATATATCGGGCTTAATACCCGACTGCCCGTGGTGATGGTGGCAAAGAAACAGCATGCGGCGTTGATCTCGTAATAGCCTTGAATGTCGGGAGTGAAAATTCCATTTGACGGGTTAAACCAGTTACCATAGTTTCTGCTTCCGAGCAGGTTGGTACCCCAAGGAGTAATAGTTTTCGCCGTGTCGCCACTTGCGATAGTAATCGCCGTCGTTGAGGCATAGCTGAAACAGACTGTTCCTGGCATTGGAGTCCATTTCCCGGCGCTATTGCGTCGGTAATGCGTCTGTTCGCCAGCGATGACCACATTGGTTCCATTAACGGGAGCATAGATGCCCGTTAGGGCAGCATCGCGGGCGGCTGCGGTGGCAAACCGCATGTTGGACCCGAATACGAGCGCATCCATGTCTTCACTATAAAAAACTGCACCGTCGTTGAATTTTTGCAACGCCATGGTCTCAGCTCACCTCCGTCGGTGCTACCAGAACCAACGCGCTCCGATAGTGGCCACCGCTGAACGAATGGTTAATCTGCGACACCACCCGCACAGAGCCGAAGAAGTCGATAGCAGCGGGCGCCCGCACGCCGATATCGGTGGCAGTGGAATCCGGGTTACGGGCTAAGCGAGACTGGCTCAGCCTGAAATCAACACCAAGTGTGCCCGCTTCCAACGCCTGTTTTCCGATGCCAGCAATAAACACGTCGTAGTCCTTCACGACGTCCACCGATTGCACCTTTTCGGCGGGGATACTGAACGGCGGTTTGACCACATCTGACAGCAGCTCGGCGCCGAGCGTCCACTCTTTCGCCGCAGGCAGGATCAGCGGCGGCGGCGGTGAGCCCGCGAACACCACCACCGGCACGACAGTCAAACCCACCACCGGCTTGTTGGTGTTCTCCGTCCGCACCGGAAAGCGGGTGACCTCTGTGAAGTCGCGGGCCAGGTCGAGCAGCGTCGAGCTGCCCGCCGGTGTCGACGGCGCCGTGACCGTGTTCAGATAGCTCACGATCGTGCTGCGGCACTGCGAGGTGTCGACGGTGAAGAACCGCCGCAGCCTCGTCAGCGCGCCCTCTGCCGGTAGCGCCGACGTCCATGTCACCGTCTTGTTGAGCATGGTCACTGCCGCGCCAGCCAGAACGTACTTCGTCTTCTTGACCCAGTACGGCCCGTCGGTGCCCATGGACGTCTCGACCCGGGTCACTTTGCCCTGCGCCACAATCGTGTCGTTGTACCGCAGTTCCCAGTTCGTACCCGTGTACATGGCGTGCTGCTGCGCCCATGCTTCGACGGCATCGCCGGGCGCGGCATTCATGCGCTCGGCGAACGTCGCCGTACCCGTCAGCGGGTCGATGGACAGTTCCCCGTTCGACCCGACGTCGTAGCCGTCGATGAGTTCGATCGATGACAGGTGTTCCTCGTCGACCAGTTCTGACAGGTCCTCACCGAGCAGGGACTTGCCGACGACCAGTGACACGCCGATGACCGAGCCGGGGATGACCCGGCGGAATTTCAACAGTTTCGGATCGTACGCCACTGGTCACCCCACGTTCATCGAGATCGGACGGCCGAGCGCAGAGGACACTTCGTTGAACGCGGAACTGATCGTGTCGACCATGCCGCGCTTGTCGACGATCGTGCCCGTATTCACGGTGACGGTGACGTTCCCGGCCGTTGTCGTCGCCGGCACCGCCTTGCCTTTCTTCGGTGCCGCGACAGCGCCTTTCTTGACGGCGACGGCGGGGACCTTCGGTGTGGCCCCTGCCACCGCGGCGTTGATCTTCTTGTTGAGGTCGGCGACGATCTGCAAAATCGACGCCTCCAAGAACGCCTGCTGTGAGGCGAACCCTTCCGCGGTTTTCTTCGCCATCGCGATACCGGTGTCGTACATGTGCCCGGCGACGACCTCACCGGCAGCCTGGCCGGTCGCGGCGATGTCCGCATAGTTCTTGCTCAGTTCGGCCACCTGATCGGCGGACGCCGCCATGAGCGCCCGCGCCGTCTCCAGCCCGGCAGCAGGCCCGGCGGTGGCAAGGTCGTGCAACATGTCCGGCGGTAGTCCGCGCCCGGCAAGCGCTTTCAACCCGTCGGCGAACTCTGTTGCCTGCGCCAGCGCATCGCGGGAACGCTGCAACATGTCATCGATCGGCTTGACGTTCTTCTCGGCGAAACTCTTGTTGATCTCTTGAAGTTCTTTGCCGGTCGCGGCCAGGAGAACCCGTGCCGTCTCCAACGCCTCGGTGGGCTTCGCGGCGGCGATCGCCTTAAGGACTTCGGGACCGACGCCTTTAGCTTGCAGGGCTTCGGTCATCCCGCCGGCGAACTCTTCGGCCTGCTGCTGCGCGGCGCGGGACTGGTCAAGCAGATCACCGATAGCAGAGATGCCCTGCGTCTCGACCTTCTGAACGAGCCTGAACGAGCCGGTGATGGCGTCGGCTACTGCCGAGACGACACCAGCGCGCGCCTGTTGCAACTCGGCGATGTTGTCGTTGGCATCTTTCAACCCTTTGGCGGCGGCGTCGCGCTTGCCGGCCAGATCCTGCAACGTAGCATTGTCTTTCGCGATCCGGTCGAGTAGTGCGTTCTTCGTCGTCGCGCGCTTCTTGCCTGCTGCCAGTTCGCTCTTTTTCCACGCCTCAATGACGGACAGCTTCGTTCCCTTGGCGAACGTCTTCTTGACCGACGTGGGGAACGCCTTGATGACGGCTTTGGCAAGGTCTTCCGTGGTTTTGATCAGATCCTTTTTGCCGGTCTCCAACCCGTCGACCATGCCTTGCACACTCAGCCGGCCGATCTCCATGAACACCTTGGAAGGGCTAGCCATACCGAGCGCGCTCTTGGCGGCATTGACGGCGCCGGAAACTACCTCTCTGGCCTTGCTGGCGACCTGGCTCGCCATCTGGCCGATACCGGCGATGAGCCCTTGAATCATCTGGCGGCCGACGTCGACAAGCCAGCCGATTGCCCCGGACACGGCGGACTTCACTTTGCCCGGCAAGCTTTTGACGGTGGTGATGACGTTGCCGATACCGGTCGTCACCGCGGACCTGACGGCGTTCCATGCGCTGACCGTCGCCGACTTCACCGCGTCCCACGCGGCCGAGATGGCGCCCCGGATAGCGGCACCGCCCGCGCTCACAGCGCCTTTCAGTGCCGGCCATATCCCGGTGATGAATGCCTTTATCGCGTTCCATGCCGCCGTTGTCGCCGACGACACCGCAGCCCATGCCGCCGACGTCGCCGCCTTCACCGCATTCCATCCGGCGACGATGGCCGCACCGATCCCCGATACGACAGCGACGATCGCCGACTTGATGCCGGCCCATATTGCTGCTATCGCCGACGCGATACCGGACATGGCAGACGTTACGGCAGACTTGATTCCGTTCCATGCGGCGACCAGTAGCGCTTTAATTCCGTTCCATGCGGCGACGGCGACGGATGCCACAATCGACCAGGCCGCGCTCAGTCCCCTAGTGATGAACTGACCGAGCAGGGTCACCCCGGCCATCATCAGCCCGAAGATGCCTTGAATGAGCTGCCAGGTGCCGGACACGATGCCCTTCACGCCGTCCCACGCCTTGCCCCAATCGCCGGTGAGTACACCGATGATGACGTTAAAAACACCTTTGATGATGTTGAAGAATCCTTGCAGGGCGGTGACGACACTCGCGAACGCCGTGGAAATGTAGGCAAGAATGTTCGCGCCGAACGTCTGCCAAATGAGCTGAACAAGCGCAACCCAATTCGATATCTGGGCTTTGATGATGGCGAACGCCTGGCCGACGATCTCACCGACAGTCCCGAATATCGCCTTGATCTGCGGTAGCGCTTTGGTGAATGCGCCGCTGAGTGTCGACGCCACCGCCGTGATGATCGGCATCACCACCGCGAGCGCGTTCTTGATGACCGGCCCGAGCGACATAAACCCGTTCTTGGCGTTGTCGAGAATCGACTGCACCTGACTCGACTGCGCCACATCGACGATAGCTTTCGGTGGCTTGAAACCACCGAGAGCATCGAAGCCTGCCTTCAACTTCGGCCCGAGGAATTCCCCGAGCTTCTTGACCGCCGGTATCGCCGTATCGTTGATGAACGCCATGCCGCCAGTGAGCGCCGGAAGGAACACACTACCGATCGCCCCGGCCGCATCCTTCAACTGCGCTTTCAGCACGTCCATCTGGACGCCGTAGCCTCGCTGCTTACGCTCCGCCAAACCGACCTTATTCGCCATCGACTCGGTCATGATGGCGTTGAGTGCGGCCGCTTTGTCCTGATCGGTGAGCGCCTTCGCGTTCTTCTTACCGCTTAATTCCATCGCTTTCTGCTGCAACGACGCCGCCGACAGCGTAGGGATCAGCTTCTGGATCGGGTCGTATTCGCCGATCAATGCACTCCTGACCGCGTCAAGAGATTCCGCCACCGGAATGTCGCCGAATGCGGACATGTTCGCCGCCATCGTCGCCCAGTTCTTCGACATGTCGGCGGCTGCTTTGGTGCCCATGCCGACGCCGGTGAAGAACCCGCCGAACACTTTCGTTGCGTTCAACGCTTCGGCTTGCGAGATGCCGAGTGTGGTCGCGGTCGTTTTCGACCACGACAGCATGTCAGCAGATGCGCCCTTGAAAATTGTCTTGGTGGTGCCGATCGCCGCCGACAGCGAAGCAGCCTGGTCGATGACCGTCTTGAAGCCTTCGACGATGCCGGCCGCCGCCAGTGCGGTGCCCATCGTGGCGAACCCGGCAGCGATACCCCGGCCGACCCCGCCGAGCTTCGAACCCATGCCGGTCGCGGACTGCTCGACCTGGTGCATGCCGCGGACAGCCGGTGCAGCATCGGCAAGGATGGCAATCCTGATCGGTCCGGCCACGACGCCACCCCCGTGTCATTTCAGTTTGAGACCTTTGACCCGTAGCGCCGCCCGGTAGAATGCGTCCGCTTCACCGAATGTCAGCCCGTCGCGGACGTCCGGACCGAAGCCGGTTACGACGCACCACTCGGCAAGTTCGGCGGCGTCATCCCTGGCCCTTTTCCCGCGGCCGACTCATCCCCGTCGAACTGCTTGTCGGTGAAGTAATGCAGCACCGTACCGAGATCGAAGTCGTCGAGCTGGGCTTCGGTGAAATCCGGGTTCGTCCGATGTTCGAACAGCCATACGAGCGCCCACAAACACGACTCCAGCTTTGCTTCGTCGGCGAAGTCCTGCACCAACGACACCCCGAACCGTTCTTTGACGGTGCGCAACTCCCGCCGGGTGATCGACTCGATGGCTTCCTCTTGCGTCAGTTCGGAGCGCGGCTTGTACGCGGTCATGTCAGCCCTGCCTGTCGGATCAAACGGTCGATGTCGGCGGTCAATGTGGGCACGATCTTCGGGGATACCTGCGCGTCGGCACGTTGCATGAAATGCTGCGCGGCGATCCCGCGGCGCGGCGAGCCATAGTTGATGACACCCGCGTACTGACTGGTCGGTCCCCGCCCGGCCGTCACGACTGCTTTGTTCTTGGCGCGGTTGCCGCGGACCGATCCGGCCAGGGCGCCTGACTGGGTGGGGGCGAAACCGGCGGCGGCTTTCGCGCCCATGTCCGCCAGCTTCGCCATGCCGTCTTTCAGGTCGTCCACACTGATACCGAGCTTTTTCAGGTCCCGGTTCAGTTGCGCGATGCCGGTCACCTTGATAGTCATGGCCGGTTCCGGTCAGGTCACGACACGATCAGGCTTGCCGGTGAGCTTCCACTCGCATTCGAAGGTGAACTTCGCCGACGTAGAAGCGTCGGCTTCGCCACCCAGGATCGTCCCGTCCGGCTCTGATACGACAGCCGTCATCTCGAAGTGCGGTTCGGTCGCCGACGCGATGTCATTGCCGTAAGGCGCCATGATTACTGCTACTTCGTCGCCGGCATTGTCCCACATTTCCGACCACAGTGACGCCGTGGTGGCATCCTGCACGGCCGTAAACTCCAAGGCATAGTCGCGCCCGCCACCGGCCGCAGCGTCGGCGAAGGACACGAAATCGGAGTCGGTTTCTCCGGACGTCACCTCCGCGCGGGAGACATCCATGTTGTATTCAACCGGCGGAGTACCGACCTGAATCTTGAGTTTGCGTGTACCGATAGCAGCCATGAGTGTTTCCCCCCGCTACAGATAGACCGTCTTGCCGAGATGGACGACGGTGCCGAAAAATTCGACGGTGCTGCCAGGGACGGCTGACACTTGCGGTGCATCGACACCGTCCAGCGACCAGTCGGCCGAATTCCGCAGCAGTTCCTCTAACAGATCTTCGAGCGCATCGCGGGCCTGATCCGGCACCGACGAATCACGGACCAGGACGACAACATCGATGTTGATGACGAAAGATGCGAACTGTTCGCCGCCGTCGACATACGACCTCCCGGCGGCCGGGGTGAGCAGCACGCACGGCGGTTCGGCGTTCAACTGCCAGCCATCCATGACGGGCACACCGAGCACGTTCAGGTCGGCGATGAGCGCGGCGCGGGCCTCTTTCAGCTTCCCCACGACGGTTCCCCCGTTCAGGTGAGCCGGTACCGGGCGATGAGCCGCGCCTCTAGTTCGGAGAATCCGAGATCCCGGAACATCTGTGAGCTGTTGCCGGTGGAGCGCTGCAACAGGTTTTCCGGGTTGGAGTACAGCCGGGCGGCGATGGCGCAGCACACGATCCGGACCTCATCCGGTACCGGCTCGTAGCCGTGATCGACGTCGGCGGCGATACGGCGCAACCCGCGCGGCCAACAGCCTGCAGCCGACGTGACCACCAGAATTCCGTTGGCGCTCCACCCATAGTCGGCGACATCGAGCACGGCGCCATCCACACGTACTTCGGTGACGTCGTTGAGTCGCAACGTCGGCAGGTTCACCGATGCGCCGCCGCTCGCATCAACGGTCAGCGTCTCGACTGTGCGGGCGATGTCCCACCCGCAATGCCCGCGGACGATCCCGGAGGCGCCCTGAACAGCCATGTCGGCGGAGAACCGGTCAAGGTCGCGTTGCAGGTACCCGGCGAGTTCTTCGACGGCGACGAGCGGGTTCAGCGGGCCGGCAGGGATCGTGTAGGTGGTGACGTCCGGCCGCTGCACGGTGGTGCCGCCGCCTGGCCGCACGATGGCGATCGGATCGTTCGGTGCGGTGCCGGCCACGCTGACCGCCTCCCCCTACTTGCGTGCCCGGTTGTGTGCCTGCTCGTGCGTGTGCTGCTGCGCTGCCTGCGACTGGCCTTGCGGTTCGGCATTCTTGCCGTGCGCGCCGACCTTGCGGGCGTGCGGGAAACGGTTCTTCGCATCGTCGTCGGACAGTTGCACGGTGGTGACGATGCCGTTCTTATCTTCGATCTCGTATTCGTGCAGATCCTCTGCCATCGGACTGTTTCCTTCCGTAGATGGAACGGCCCCCGCATGCAGGTACGGGGGCCGTTCCGGCTCGATGTCTGGCGCGTTAGACAAGTGCAATCTTGACGAATGCCGGGGGCTTCAATACCCCAAACGCAGCCCGCATCTCGGCCAAGACAGCCACCAGATTTCTGATAAAAAAGTCGCTGTGCGAATCGGTCGCCTGAATGGTCGCCTGCTCGCGGTCCCAAATCATGCCCATGCGCCAGTCCGCACACCAAGCCGTACCAGCGGCAACCGCTTCCGACTCGATAACCGGCAAACCCCACAGGGTGGACGGCGTCAGCGCAAACGGCCCGGCGCCATAGAATTGCTTATTGTTATCTCGAAGTAGCTCGATGTTTTCCCAGTCAATCGGATTCATCACGAACGCGGTCGGAATCGCCCGGCCGCCAATGCGGACCTTGCGGCGAGCACGACGGGTCACCGTGAACACGTCTTCACCGGATGCACCCACCGGCGCGGCCTGCGTCTGCACACCCGACACGCCGTTCAGTCCGAGGAAGTTCTCACCGGTGCCGTTACCGGAAATGAGCTGGTCCTCAAATTCTTCCTCTAAGCCATATCGGAGGAAAGTGTCAATCAGGGTGCGTACCTGCGCGGCATCGGACAGTGCGCGCTTCGTCGCCGGAATCCAATGCGCAATGGTTTTCGTAGTCGTCGCCTGCTTGACCAGATTAAAACCCGATTCTGGCTTGACGCCACCGGCCGCGGGCAGCACCGTACCGCCGGTACCGTCACCGACCTTGCCCGCGCTCGTCGCCTCTGGCACCGGTGCGGCGTTGTTCGTCTGCGACAGGATCTGCACGTACTCGACCGAATCGCTGCCGGTCTGACCCTGCGAGAACAGTTGCCGGATCGTCAACGGTCGCTGATTGAACGGTTCCGCCGGCAGCGGCAACTGCTGCGGCGCCACCAGCGCACCGGCACTGTCATCGGCCACCCCGGTAATCAGCGACTTCACACCGAACGGCTGCGACTGCACATGACCCTGGTCAGCGAACCGGCCGCCGGGCGCACCGGCGAGCAGCGACTTGTATTCGGCGCTATTGACGAAGGCTTCACCGATCGACTGACCGCGCTTCGCCTGCCGGAAATGCGATGCCTCGCCTTTCTGCCAGCCGTGCACACTGCCGTTGTCGCCGTTGTCGCTGTCGGCGGGGATGCCACTACCGAACTCACCGAACGCTTTCAGCGTGTCAGCGGCGGCATCCGAACGGGCCTTGATCTCTTTCGCCTTCTCCAGATGGGCGGTGACCTGTCCGCGTTCCTCATCGGTGAAATCCCGATCTTCACTCCCGGCGCGGTCAGCGATGGCGGTCACCTTCGCCATTTCCGCTTCGATGGCCTTACGTGTGCTCTGCCTCATGGCCTGTTTCCTCCGTGTCATACAGTCGGAAGTCCGGCGAGGAATTCCTCGACAGACGCGCGACTCGACTCGGGCGAAACGCGACTCGACTTGACCCTTTCGGGTTCCTCGTCTTTAGCTTTATCGCTACCGTCATCGTCGCTGGTCAGGGCTGTCAGCGCGCTTGTCAGCAGATCCCTGGCCTGTTTGATCCTGTCCTGGTTCTTCGGCGACATCGCCGTCCCCACCGTGAGTAGGGTGTTCTTCGCCGCGACCAGTTCAGTCAGTTCGTTCGCGCCGATCTGCGTCGGTGAAATCTCGTACAGTTTCAGCTTGCGCAGTTCCCAGATTTCACGCCCGTCGGACTTGCCCCATCCGGCGTCAATCTCGTCGTAGGCGTAGCTGAACTGTGTGACCCGGCGCGCTTTCATCAGCCGCAGCGCATGCACGGCGATCGGGGAAGCATCCGCCCCGGTGTCGATACGGCCCTTCACCCACAGACCACCATTGGCTTTCACCAGCGGGTCAACCCAGTCGGGCAGGTCGCGGCCGGGTTCGAACTCGCCGATGTCGAGCACTTCGCCGATGTTGTAATTCGGGTCGTCCATGCGGTGCGACCAGAGCACCGGCAACGTGTTCGGCGAAGCCTTCCACTGTGTGATGGTGTCGGCGAACGCGCCAGGTTGCACGACGTCGCCCCAAGAGTCGACGTTGCCGAACACGGATACGATCGCTTCGAATTCGCCGGCTGCTGCGGCGCTGTCGTCGGTGGCCTTGAAACGCACCGGCGCGGTTTTCAGTTTCACGACGCACTCCCCGCTGCTAGGTCATCGAATACGCCGCGCACGGCATCCTTCGGGTTCGGTCCGGCCAGCGCCGGGGCGAGACATTCGGCGGTGCGGGCGTTGATCGCCGCAGCCCAGTCCGACGCCTTGCCCTCATCGACAAGTCCGGCCAGGTCGGCGGCGAGTTCGGCATCCCACCGGCCGCGCTCGAATACCTCCGGCAGGCCGGCACCGACGCGCGACATGACGGCGTTGCACTGGCGCCGGTAATGGTTGAGCAGCAACGCCCGTGCTTTCGGGTTCCCGTCGGTGCTCGGGTTGTCCGGTGCGGTGTCATTCGGCGACGCCAGGCCACCCGCTATCACGTTCAACGGCACGATCAGCTCATCGCCGCCGTCGAGCGCGGCCAGGTTCAGCATGCCGCGGACCTCGTTGCGGGTCATCCACGGTGAACCGGTCGCCGACTGGAATGCGCTCGCCTGCTCTTCGAAGCTGCCGCGCATCTTTTCGGACAAATTAAATTCAATATAGGTGGACCCGTCGACCGCGCCCGGGTCGAGGTCTTCCAACAGTTGGCTTTCGAGATCCTGCGCAATCTGTTGCAGATACGGCGCCAGGGTGTCCTGATACAGCATCGTATGCAATTCCCTCATCGACGAAAAGTTCATCGCCTCCGTCATGCCGACCATGGCCGGGGACACGTGGTAGGCGACCGCGCATTCCTCGCGGGTCAACCGGCGCGACTCCACATACTGTGCGTCCTTCGGCGACACACTTGCCGGGGAGAATTCCATGCCGTCTTCGAGGATCGGCGTGCCGCCCGCCTCCGGGCCTTCGCCGGTGTACTGCGATTTCCACTCGGCGACGAACCGGCCGCGCCCGTCCTGCGTCCACCGGGGTGCATCCTTCGGCCGGTGCAGATAGCCGGCCGCCCGCGCGCCGTTACGCCACAACTGTTCCCGGTACTGGGTGGCCGCATACTCTTCGGCGAGGATCTGCCGCAGCGTTTCGATCGGCGAGACACCCTGGCGCATGTCGTCCGGGTTGTAGCCGTACATGTGCACGACCCGGTCAGCGTCGACCGCGTACTCACCTTGGCTGCCGCGCAGGACGTACCGTTGCGCCGACGTCCACCCGGAGCCTTCCGGGGTGATGTTCCGCGGCGAGACCGGCAGCAGTGCCGGCTGTCCGCCCACGTTCAGTTTCAGCAGGAACGCATTGTCGTAAATGCCAAGGTCGTGCATGATGCCGGACAGCAGCCGATATTTTGTCAGCTTGCTACCGGGGTACGGGCGCTCCAGCAGCCGCGCCACCGGATGATCGCGAACCTTTTCCCGGTCGGTGTCGGACACCCGGCGGTACACGTCCACACCGAGTTGGGCGACGTTACGCGCCAGCAGCCCGATGACGGTGCGCAGTTGCGGCTGCGAGCGCCACATCTGCTGATACGTCATCGACAGGGTGGGCGACAGCATCACCGACTGTGCCGGATTCCACCCCCACCAGGATGCGGAACGTTCAGTGTTCTGTATGGCGGTGATCTGCCCGGCCGTAACGACAAAAGCCATGATTCACCCGCTTCCGGCCGCGGTTCACGGTTGCACTTGAATGAACGAAATACGTGTGCGCTCTATCAGCACTTCGCCGTCGACCTCGACCGGATCGTTTCCCGGTTCGATCAGCTTCGCCTGCCGCAGCGTCAACAGCGGGCCGCGGCGGGCGAACAGAATGCCGTCGAATGCCCGGCCGTCGGTGAGGTTGACGAGCACGTGTCGGCAGATCGGCCACCGTCGCCACTGCATTCGAAGGTCCCCTTTTAGGCAATGATGAGATCGTGATCGTCGTATGCGGATGTCAGCCGTGCGTTGTCGACTGCCGCGCGCCAGGCGTTCGCCGCCATCGCCGCGGTCGGCACGGCGTCGATCCGTTCCCTGGCCGCACCCCGATCCGGCTTCACCGGGCGCTTAAGGTTCGGGTCATAGGGCGCCGCTTTGACGTGGCAGGCGTCGAAGCAGAACGTCGCGACAGGGTTGCCGTGGTGGTGGAAACGTTGCGCATCCACCAACGCCATGACGTCATCCATGCCGGGGCTGAGCGTGTCGTAGGTGTTGCGGTAGGCGGTGACCGCACCGCTGTTACCGTCGAGCCCGACAGCTTCCGCCACCCGGTTGATGATCGGCCACATCGACCACTCATCGGAATCGACACCGGCCACCCGGAATTCAGTACCATCAATGGCGATGTCTGCCGTAACTCGGTCGTAATCGATCACGCCGCCATCTGTAGCTGTAATCCAACCCTGTGCAACCCAGCGCGAGAACAGGCCATCGTGATACTTGTCGAGCCGTTCGATTCCACCCTCTGGCAACCAGAAGCGCCATAGAACATCCACCGGACTCTCGTCGGTATCGCCGGGAATCAATAGGCAGAACGCAGTGAGATCGAATTTCGCGGCTAGGTCGAGACCTCCGTAGGCGACCCTGCCGATGAGTTCGCGGCGGCCGTCGACCGGGTTAAGCCAGAGGTTGCCGCACGACTGCACCCACTTCGTCATGGGCATCCACCGGTGCGACTGTGACGTCCACTGGTTGAGCCTGAACTGTCTGAACGCCTGCTCTTTCGATGGATCGTTCTTCGCCTCCAACGCCTCTTCGCGCAGGGCGTCGATCGACAGGAACGAACCGAGCGCCGGATTCGCATGCGGCCAGTTGCGTTCATCCCACGGGTCGGCGTCGCGCGGGGTGTTGCGGATGTAGGTGAATACGTGCGGCGCCCGGTCGGGATCTTCGGCGATACGCACCGCTTCGGCATGCTCGTTCGCGGCGAACGTGTGCCCGTCCGTGCCGGCCGTACCGGCGGCGATCATCAACGGTTGCAGGCGGGCGCCCATCGCGGTGCGCATCGCCGTCCACAAACCGTCATCTTTCTGCACTTCCAACTCGTCGAAGATGATGCCGGACGGATTGTGCCCGAGGTTTCCGGCCGAGTCCGCGGCGACGATCTCATAGAACGATCCGGTGCGCTCATCGACGATCCGCTTCGCCTGCTTGTAGATCTGCAACCGTTTACGCAGCACCGACGACAATCGCACCATGCGCTCAGCGACGTCGAACACCTTTCGTGCCTGGTCGCGGTCGAGCGCACATCCGTAGATTTCGGCGCCCTCTTCGTCGTCGGCGACGAGCAGATAGAGCGCGACCCCGGCGAGCAGTTCCGAATTGTGCGTCGGTGTCAGCGACCGGCCTGCCAGGAACACGTGTGACGGGTGTTCTACGGCGATGCAGACAACCTCACGGTCTCCGGCCGGCTCGACAGCGACAATCGCGTTCGTTGGCCCGACGTCGATCCGCGTAGCAATGTCGACGTCTGTCCGGACGACCGGGCCGGGTGTGGTGACGCTGTACCGCCCCGGATCGTCGGCCAGCCCGGCGGTGGTGACGACCCGCGACCAACCAATATGCCGATCATTGACCGTCCACTTGTGGTCGTCGGCGGCGACGATCTGCGCGCCGTCCGCGAACCGCACCATGTACGCCGGGCGGATGTGCCGCCCTGACACCCACTGGACGGCGGTGAGGCTGCCGTCTTCGGCGTGCACCCGGTCGCCGGTGGTGAGTTCACCCATGGTCGCCCAGCCGCGCTCGGCAAGGATCGGCGTATCGACGTCGAGGGCCTTCCCGTTCTTGCGCGCCAGTTCGATGAACGCAATCCGGTACCGGCGCACGTACTCTTTCGATTCGGCATCCCACCGGACGATGCCGAACAGCGGCGCAACGATGTCGTCAGCCTGCCATTCGGCCAGGGCGAACGGCTTACGCGCGAACCGGCCTTTGGTGTGACAGAGCACTTCCCGGAAAAAGCCGATCACTTTGACAACCCGCGGCAGACACCAGTGCTCGCCGCGCTCGGTGCATTCGTGTTCGTCGAAGACAAAACCGCAGGGTGGCAGGCTACGCGTTGAGGTACCTCGCCGACGTGGTGCCGCCATGGCTCGCCTCACCCTTGTGAATTTCGGACCGTGCGGACGGGGTGAACCCGAATTCGCCGGCGAACTGGCGCACCACCTGGGCTGCATCGCGCTGGATACGCACGGCCGGGTTGGTGACGGTGGTGCCTTTGATGGCGCCGGGCAGCAGCAGCGGCGACCGGGCAAGCAGGGCGCACGCTTTGCGGTGGGTTACCACCGCTTCGGCATAGCAGCGCAGCGCGTCACGGTCGGCGGGTGTGGCGATACCCATCACGATGAGCTGCGTGATGGTGTAGTCCCACACGGCGCGTACCTCGTCGCTGCAATCTTCGGGACATTCGGGCAACCCGGACGGGGCCGGCGGTTCGTCCCTGTTGATTTTGCATGGCTGGTCGCCGTGCAGCAGCCGTAGCTGTGTCGGCTTCGGTATCGGTCCCCGCTTACCCATGGCTATGCCCCTTTCCGTGTTGTGGCGTTCCGCACAGTGGCGCCGGGTGCGGGCCGTCGAGCCGATAGGTCGGATGTCAGAACGTCACCGACCAGGAAGGCCCGCCCTGATGAACGTCTCCCGTACCGCCGCCGTGTTCGTGCTCGCGACCGTCGGCGTCATCGCCGGGGCCGGTAGCGCCAGTGCCGCACCGAAGACGGTGACGACGTTGCGCGCCGGGCTGTATCAGACGCCCGCGCTGGTCGCTGTCGGCGCTGTCATGCCTTCGTATGTTCCGGTGCTCAAGCCGGGCACGTACACGACGACCCGCACCGGTCGGCAGGTGTGCACGTTGCGGGCCATCGGTGAGATCGGGGAGACGTCGAGCAACCTGATTCTGGCGTTCGCGAAGTCGGGCACGGTGAAGGTGGCCGCTGACTCGTGGGTGGTCGAGGTGACCGGACCGTGCGTGTGGCGCCGTAAGTAGTGGCCTAGAACACTGGCGCTGTACTGTACGGTCCGGTATAGTTCTGAGTATGAACAGCGCAGCGAAGCTCACCATCAAGGCGCATCTCGCCAATGGGCTTGACGTGACCCGCGAGGTCGCCTGGGTCAACCACCTGGGTCAAGTAGTGCCGGGCCGGCTCGTCAAGGAAGGCAAGTTCTGGGCGGTACTTGACTTCGACGGTAACTGTCTTCAGAACGGCGGACCGGGCGCCCGGTACGTATTCATCTACTGAACGGAAGCGACTCCGATGCCTCGTAAGGAATACACCGCGATCAGCTTCGAACCCGACGCCGCGCGATCGATGCGCGCCATCCGCCGCAGCCTGTCGGCAACGCTGGGCCGCGACATCAGCCTCTCCGACGCCGCACGTATCGCCGAGTACATCGTCGTCGACGGCGGCACGGTGCGCGACGCCGCGACCATCGTTTTGGGGGTAGCGGCGTGAAGGTCTACACGATCGAAGTCGCCCTAGAAGATCTCGGGATCACCGGCACAGCAACGCTCAGGGTCGCCGCCGTGTCCCGGACGAACGCCGAACGGGCCGCGCGAGACACATTCAACGTGGAAAGCATGCAGCTCAACATCATCAACGAAGAGCCCCACGGCTAAACAAGCACTCATCGACGACAGGCGCCGCTGCGGACATCCCGCGCGGCGCCTTCGTCGTATTAGTGGCTTAGAACACTGGCCGTCGTACTGTACGGTCCTGTATGCTTTCGGCAACAGGTAAAGCACCACGGCGAAAGGCACTCCCCGATGAGCAACACGACAACCGTCACCCACCCGGACGGAACCATCAGCACCCGCACCAGCAAATCCCGCGCATACACTCACGCCGTAGTGGTCTCTCCAGCCCCGGCCATTGCGTACGCGGCGATGCTAGACGCCGTCGCCCGCACACTTCGGGACAAGGCAGAGGCATTCCGGGCAGCGGCAGAGGCTGGCCACGTGACCGTGACAGATCGCCGCATCGGACGTGTCGGGGCCGACGACATGTTCTCGCACGTTGCGAAGCTGACCGGTACGGACCTCTCCACGTGGTGCTCCGCCGATGGCCGGACGCTGGACGGGGACGCCGCCGTACCGGTCAGTTCGTACCTAAAGGACTACGCCTACGGCATGGCAGACGACGCGGACCGCCTAGCCGCCGGACGGGAAGCACTCGCAGCCGAGATCAGGGACGCGGGTACCCCCGTTGGCGAGTGGGGTGTGCTCCGCTGGTCGAGCCGCGCAGACCTGGCCGCGAAGGCAGCGGCCGGCGAGTTCGCAACCTTCGCAACCGGCGGCCGAACCGTGTCCGTTGTGGCGGTTGACTGAACAGCACGACACGTCGACACCCCCGCGGATCGCCCGCGGGGGTGTCTTGCTGTGCCCAGCCCGGCAGCGAGCAGGCACTACCGATCAAGGTCCATCCATGGGACGCTGCGATGATGGTCACCCGCAACCGAGACAGCATGATCACCATGCCGTGTGACATCGAGACCCGGCGCACCGAACCGCGCCGCCGCGCCGCATGGCACCGCGACTGCCCCCACCCGGACCGCTGCCGCTGCCCCGCCCATGAACGCGACACCGCGGAGCGCGACCGGACGTGATCGACGCAGAGCAGGCGCTACGTCGCCATGCCGCACACATGGGCTGGCCGGACGGCGCCGCCGACGCGTGCATACGCCTACGCCGCGAACATCCGCGGTGGAACGTCTACTGGTCGGCGCGGCCCATGAGCATCGAACCGAACGCCCGCGCCGTCGCCGGCTATCAGGCGTCGCTGGGCATGGCCGGATTCCGCAGCGAGTTGTCCGCCACCACCATCGACGAGCTGCGCCGGAAGATCATGACGGTCGAGTCGGAACTACCGCCGTAGGCAGGCGATGCTGACAGGTGCACGACGGGCGATCACAGTGCATCGAGCGAGCGACGATCAGGCCACGGTCAGCGTTACTCGGCGAGAGACCCGGCCGGTGCCACTTCGCCAGGAAGTCCGCAGCATCGGCACACAGACGGCACATCATCCGTCACACCTCCGTCGACCGCTCGTACCGGACTGTCGGAATACCCGAATGCTCCGCCAGGTCGGCGCAATGGGAAGCGCCGCGCGACCGTTTGTGGATGAAAGCGAGGCACCGATCGGGCCGCGACTCGACCATTTGCGCGTTGCGGAAGTAGCCGGCGGCGCGGCCCATCGACCAGTCCGCCGGGTAGCGCTCGACCGGAACCCCTCGCCGGAAGCACCACCAGTCGGCGATACGGTCGGCACCGGCCGGGCAGTCGCCGTGCACGACCGTCAGCTCACCGGCGAACACCGCGAACAACTCCGTCAGCGCATCCTCGATCACGTCCGGCCACACCCACGTGCGCGACCCGGTCACCATCACCCGGAAACGGCCGGTCATGAGCCGGGCGATGTTGCGCTGCCGAGCATCGCGAGCACGATCTGCATCGCCTGATCTTCGGTGAACCCAGCATCGACAGCCGCCTTGAATGTCTCGTGTAGCTGCACCATGCCCGCGGCGAGGGCCGTGAACGGGGCTGACGGGCGCTTGTCATCGTTATCCATCGGGCTGCATAATCCTTTTGTTGTGAGACGCAACATATCCGCTGTTGGCAGATCGCGGCCAAACGCCAATAAGCACGCGACGTCCCTAGCACAGATCCGGCGGGCGCGCAAGGAATCCGAAAAACTTTCACGCGGGTAAGCGCGA